TCAGTATTAGAGAACAGAGCTGATGCAGACGTTTCCAGCTACAGCATTGCCGGACGATCACTAACTAAAATGTCACCAGAAGAATTGCTTACTTGGCGTGATAACTATAGGCGCGAAGTAAAGGCATATAGAAGAAAACTTGACGTAAAGCATGGTCGCAGAACGTCAGCAACTGTTTTAATGAGGTTCTAATATGGGCTTGTTGGATTTTTTACCCTTCCGTAACGAACAATCTGATGAGCAAGTAGGCAAGCGAAGTCGCAGAAGATTACGTCAATACGCTGGTGCTAATCAGGGCAGATTGTTTACTGATTTTGTGGGATCTAGTTTTTCTGCTGATAGTGAACTTAGAACTAGTTTGCCTATCCTGAGAAATCGTAGCCGTGATTTAGCTAGAAATAATGAATATGCCAAACGCTTCCTTAATCTGATCAAAACTAATGTTGTCGGTGAAAAGGGGTTCACTGTCCAGGTTAGAGCTAGGAACGAAAATAGATCATTTGATTCTGCTGGTAATGCAATCATTGAGAATGCGTTTAAGTCTTGGGGAAGATTAGGAAATTGTGACACGACAGGCCGTATGTCTTGGCTAGATGCCCAGCGTTATGTAGCGGAAACACTTGCTAGAGATGGTGAAGTGTTTGTTAAGTTCGTGCAAAACAAACGATTTCGTGATGGCTTTTCATTGCAGTTTATAGAAAGTGATCTCGTTGATGAGGGCAAAAACGGCAAAGCAGACAATGGAAACCAAGTTCGTATGGGCGTGGAAGTAGACCAATTCCAAAAGCCAGTTGCTTACTATGTCTTGACAGCTCATCCAAACGATACACTGAATTTTGCTAACAAGGTAAGTAGAAAGCATATTCGTGTTCCAGCAAATGAAATGCTTCATGTTTTCATACCGCAAAGGACACATCAGAACCGTGGCGAACCATTTATGGCTCCAGCTATATCATCTCTGAAGATGCTGCATGGTTATCGTGAAGCTGAACTGATAGCTGCTAGAGCTGCGGCTGCGAAATTTGGTATTATCACTACACCTGATGGAGATGAGTTTATTGGTGATGATGAGACAGAAGATGAAGTGCCAGTAATCGACATGGCTCCAGCTTCAGTTTATCAATTGCCATCCGGCCATGACTTTAAGATGATTGACCCAGCGCATCCAACATCTGCATTTGCCGACTTTGAAGCGGCTGTTTTGCGTGGTGTGGCATCAGGTCTTAACGTAAGTTACACTAGTTTATCAAATGACCTAAAGGGTGTTTCATATTCATCAATTCGTCAGGGTACGATAGAAGAGCGCGATCATTATAAAACATTGCAATCTTTTATTATACAGCATTTCTGTGAGCCTGTTTTTCGTGCTTGGCTAGATAGCGCCCTTACTTTTGGGCAAGTTCCTATCCCTGTATCTAAATATGGAAAATTTGCCGATAATGTTCATTTCAGAGGCAGAGGTTTTGCATGGGTAGATCCACAAAGAGAGATCAACGCAAATGTAATGGCTCTATCGAATGGTATTGTCAGCATGAACGATATTGCTGCTAATTACGGTAGAGATGTTGAGGATCTGTTTGAGCAAATCCAAGCCGATAAAGAAATGGCAGAGCGTTATGGATTGAAGATGGCATTTGAGCCATTCGGACAGAAAGCTCCAGTGCAAGCAGAAATCACTGAGGATGATGAAGATGTATAGTCCGACAAAAGGTATGAAGGAAGATGCACAACGTGGTTTAGATTGGCGGCGTGAGTTTGGTCGCGGTGGAACGGCTGTTGGAATAGCTAGAGCTAGAGACATAGTAAACGATAAGGATTTATCTGAAGATACAGTGATTAGAATGTACAGTTTCTTCAGCCGTCACGAAGTTGATAAGAAAGCTGAAGGGTTTAATCAGGGTGAAGATGGTTATCCATCCAACGGACGCATAGCTTGGGCTTTATGGGGTGGTGATGCTGGTTTTACTTGGTCAAAGAATATTCGTGATAGGTTAGAGAAAGAGGATCGTGGAGTTAGAGCGGTCACTGAAGCGGTTCGAGAAGGTTTGCGTAATAAAGTTAAGGACCACAATGAGAAAGTCGGCAATACAGCTAGCAAAAGAACTAATCTAAGAACCTTAACATCCGTGTTTAATAGAGGGATTGGCGCATATAAGACTAACCCACAAAGTGTTAGACCAAATGTCACTGGCCCAGAACAATGGGCATATGCTAGGGTAAACAGCTTTCTTTATGTGTTAAGAAATGGTAAATTCAGGTCAGGCAAGCATGATACGGATTTATTACCAAAGGGTCATGCAATGAGTTCGAAGAGAGGCGAAGATATGGCAGATGATTTATTTGAAGAAATGGAAGAGCGTCATATTGTTGACATTCAGGAAACTGAAGACGCTTATGTAATTACTTACGCAAAAATCCATGATGATGACGAGGAAGAAATGCAAGAAGAGCGTTTCAGTCGTGAGGACATGGAAAAGCGTTATCATTACATGGATAAAGAAGATAAGGCGATAGATGCAGATGCAAGGCGCGTTAAAGTCGGTGTATCTACTGAGGAGCCAGTTGAAAGATCTTTTGGATTGGAGGTCATAGATCATACCAAAGAGAGTATGAAGCTAGACTTCTTAAACAGTGGACGCGCTCCATTATTGCTGGACCATGATATGGAAAAGCAAATTGGAGTTGTCGAAAGGGTTGAACTCGATGAAGATGCGCGGCGTCTACGCGCAGAAGTACGCTTTGGAAAAAGTGGACTAGCTTCAGAGGTGTTCGATGATGTTACTGATGGCATCAGACAAAACATCAGTGTAGGTTATCGAATTGATGGCCGAATAAATCGTGATGACGATCCTGAAGATTATTACAGGGTAGCCACCACACCAATGGAAATCAGTATCGTTTCAGTACCAGCAGACCAGTCCAGTCTGGTGGGTGTTGGCCGATCTGTTCCGGCACAAACTAAAACTCAACCATCTTTGGAGGATGTAAAAATGACAGAAGAAGTCAAAAATGACATCAATCTGGATGCTGTTAAAGCTGAAGCAGTGAAGGCAGCAAGAAAGAATGATGCAGAAATCCTAACAATCGCAGCAAAACATAATATGCGTGACTTAGGTAATGAAGCGATAGCAAAAGGCATGAACGTGGACACATTCCGTGGTTCATTGCTAGAAGCAATCGGTGACAAACCACTAGACGTTGCTCCTGCAACCGTTGATCTACCTGTTAAAGAAAAGCGTGAATATTCATTGGGCCGTATGGTTCAAGCGCAAATTTCAGGCGATTGGCGCAAAGCAGGGTTCGAGCGTGAAATGAACGATGAAATCGCAACACGAGTTGGACGCGATGCAGAAGGAATTTATGTTCCTGATTTTGCATGGGGTCAACGTGGTCCGTTATCTACAGCGGCAACAGGCGGTTCAGGTGCAGAAGTTGTATTTGATGACTTCGTACCAACTGCACATCGTGGCGATATGTTCATTGAAGCACTTAGAGCGCAGCAAGTTCTAAGCGGTCTTGGAGCAACATATATGACAGGCTTAACTGGCCGAATCAAAATGCCTAAGATGGCAACTGGTGCTAATGCTGCATTTGTAGAAGAACTAGCAGATGTTGGTGATGGAGCTGGTACAGATGGTGGTGTAACATTGCAGCCTAGAACAATGGGTGCATTTGTTGACTTGTCACGTTTGTTGATGATGGAAAGCGTTCCGGCGATTGAACAAGTAATTCAAAATGACTTGCTTCGTTCAGCGGCAGATAGAACTGAGTTCTATGCAATCCAAGGTTCTGGTTCATCAGGACAGCCAACAGGTATCTTGAATACATCAGGTGTTAATGATCTTGATATTTCAGCGAATACTGATGTTGCTGCACTAACATGGGCTGACATCACTGCATTAGTTAAGTTGGTGGAAGAGGACAACGGCGTTGTAAATAGTAACGCTCTTGGTTTCTTAACACACCCATCAGTGAAAGCTAAAATGGCACAAACTGTCAGAGTTGCGTCAAGTGATAGCGTCATGTTGTTGAATGATCCTTGGAATAATCTTTACGGTTATCCGGCTGCATTTAGCTCAAACGTGCCAACAACACTTGATCCAGGTGATGGTGGTAGTGACGCGGCTGCAATGATTTTCGGTGATTTCTCACAGTTGCTTATTGCTCAGTTTGGCGCACCTTCAATCCTAGTTGATCCATATACAGGATCACGCGCTGGCACAGTTCGTATGGTGCTACACGCAGAACTAGACGTTGGTGTTAGAAACGCAGTCAGCTTCGGTATTACAAACGAGATTGACCACTCATAAGATATATAGGTGGGGCAGAAATGCCCCATCTCCCTTTGTAGGAGGATAATGAAATGAAGGTTAAGATATTAGAGAAGTGTTTTACTGGACACGGTGGAAACATGATGAAGGGCGAAGAGCATGATCTGCCTGATAGAACAGCAGAGAAGCTAATTAATCGTGGGTATGCTGAGGCGGCATCTGCACCAAAAGCAGCGCCAAAAGCCAAAGCCCCAAAGAAAACAACTCGATCAGTTGGGTTAGAAAAATCAGAGACTAAGCTAGAAAAGCCAGAAAGCGATAAATAATGGCAATAGGTTTTGCAGATGATCTGACTTCATTGTTTGCCATTGAGGATTTTGCAACGACTGCAACATATCAGTCTGCGGATCTCATTGGCATCTTTGACAATGAAACAGTACCAATGGACGCTGGCGGCACTGCACAAGTGCATCAAGAGCAGCCTCGTTTCACTTGCAGAACCACAGACATTTCTAGTATTGCCGCAGGGCAAACATTGGTTATTAATTCCGTCACATATAAAGTTATCGCTTGGATACATGATGGCACTGGCGTGACCACTATACAGTTAGAGAAACAATAATGGCGCACGTTAGGAAACAAATAAGAGATCGGGTTGCTAGCCAACTAACGTCAGCAGTAAGTCTGGTGAGTAGTAGAGTTTTTACTACGAGGGTTCATCCGCTAAACGAAGATCTATTACCAGCTATTAGTGTATATACTGGCAATGAAGTTAGCGAGAGATACAATATTGGCGTCACTGACGTTACAAGAAATCTATCTCTTGAGTTGGATATATATGTTAGAGAGACAGGCACATTTGACGATGATGTCGATGCAATAGCAGTACAAGTTGAGGAAGCGATGGCCAATGATTTTACAATCAATGGACTTGCCAAGTCTTCTGTATTAACTTCTACTGCAATCCAATTTGACGGCGAAGCCGATCAAATATTAGGTGTAGCTAAGTTAACTTATGCAGTTAAGTATGTTACAGCTATAAACGATGTAGAAACAGCCAAGTAGAAGGAGAATGTAACTATGGCTACTTATTTCGGATCAGATGGGAGCTGCAAGGTAGTCACTACAGGTGGTTCTCCAGCAGCAATAGGCGAGCTTTTGAGCTGGTCTTTAACAATGACAGCAGACACTGTTGATACTACAGTTATGGGTGGAACGAACAGATCTTATATTGCTGGGCTAGCGACAGGTACTGCCAGCCTATCAATGTTCTGGGACCCTGATAACGCTGCACAAGTTGACTTAGTTCAACGTGATAGTGTTGACGCAGAGTTTTACGGAGAAGGTACAGCTATTGGTGACACTAAATACACTGGTACTTTCATTGTAACCTCGGCAGCTAGAGGGGCAACTCACGATGGTATTGCTACTCTTGATGTAGAAATGCAGCTTACTGGAGCGTTAACAATCGGAACTGTCTAATGTCTATTACTTCTCAAATTGAAGTCGCTTCGGAAGATGTCAAATCTATGCAAGTTCCTGAGTGGTTGATGAATGGTCAACCGCTCAAGATCTTCTGGACTCCAATGACAGTCAAGGATCAAAAGAAGATCACGCAGCGATACCCTAACTTCTATGAAAATATTATGGATATAGAGGTTCAAGTTCATATTATTATAACCAAAGGTTTGGACGATAAAGGTGATCCTTTGTTTGATTTTGCCGATAAAAAGTGGTTTGATAATCGTGACCCATTAGTGGTTATGAGAATAGCATCGTCTATAATTCAGAATAAGACGGTGGAGGAACTTGAAAAAAACTAATTGACGATCCATTCAGAATGAACGTCATAACATTGGCAGAAAAGCTAGGAAAGACTATAGCTGAGATAGACCAAATGACGATGAATGAATACAACGAATGGATCGCGTATCACAAAGTGTTAAAGGACCGCTCTGATGACTGATTTTAATATTATTGTTGGCGTACAATCAGGCGATGCTCTACGAGAGTTAAATAAGGTTCAGCAGGGCGTTACCAATGTTGGTACGGCCACGAAAAGGACAACCCAACAACTACAGAGTCACGCAACTGCATACAATAAGACATCAGTGTCGATGAACAAGTTTGGCAAAGGGCTTGCTCAACAAGCTGGTTATCAGGTTGCTGACTTTGCTGTTCAGTTACAAAATGGAACTAGTTTCCTCCAAGCATTTGGTCAGCAGGGTTCTCAAATGCTTGCTGTATTTGGTCCGTTAGGATCTGTTTTAGGTGCTGTTGTCGCGGTTGGTGCTGCTTTAGGTACAGTATTCTTTAAGGCTGGAGAAGCAGCAAAAGGTGCTAGCGATGGGGTTATGACCCTTGATGAAGCCTTAAAAAGCGTCAAAGGAAAAGCTAAGGATGCTCAAGCTGAATTAGAACTTCTTATAAGTGGATTTGAAACCTTTGAAGAGCTTACCATATCCAGAGCAATAGATAAGCAAAAAAAGAAAATTGACGACTTGGTCGCGGCCAACAAGGCGTTAACTGGTCAGTCTGAAATGCAAATGGTGTTTTTAGAGAGTGCTGTTCTGGCAGAGAAAACCTATTTATCAGAGTTAAAACAGCAATTACGCACTCTTAAAAACACAGTTGATATGCATAAAAACATCGAAGAGTTTGGTGATGGCAGAATGCAAACTCAGCAAAAAATCAATGAGGGGCTAGAAAAAGAACAGAAAATTCGTGATAGAATACACAAAATAGAAAGAAGTCACTTGGTTGGAAGTGGAAGGGGAGGTGATCCAAGAAAAGCATCAGATCAATATATGAGAGAACTTGGATACAAACCAATTCAGCAACTGATTGATGAAATGACTAAGAAGATACCTAAAGTAAAAGAAGAAATGGAGAAGCTGACTCCAGAGATGGAGAAAATGCAAAAAATAGCTAATGATATTGGTATGTCATTTGAGAATGCTTTTATGAGTGCAATTAAAGGAACTATGTCTGTGAAAGATGCATTCAGAAGTATGGCTGTTGATATTATTTCTGAACTATATCGCGTATTTGTAGTTAAGAGGATAACTGGCTTTGTCACGAATATGGTTGGATCATTTTTAGGATTACCTCCAGGTACACTTGGAGGCGCAAGGGCAAGCGGTGGGCCAGTAAGTGCTAGAACTCCATATTTAGTCGGGGAGCGTGGTCCAGAGCTTATGATACCAGCCGCAAGCGGATCTATCGTGCCTAACAATAGACTCGGCGGAGGGGGTGTCGTAGTGCAGCAAACCATCAACGTGACTACTGGCGTTCAACAGACTGTCAGAAACGAAATACAAACACTGCTTCCACAGATTGCCGAAGCTAGTAAGGCGGCTGTCTTGGATGCTAGGAGAAGAGGTGGCAGCTTTGCCAATGCATTCTAATGGCTATTACTTATCCTTTAACACTTCCATCACATACAGGTATTCAGAATATAACGCTTCGAGCAGTTAATACTGTCGGGATGAGTATGTCACCTTTCACTTATCAGCAACAGGCAGTGGCTCATGCAGGGCAAAGATGGGAAGTAGACGTTACATTACCGTCAATGGCTAGAGCTGATGCAGAACAATGGGTGGCTTTCTTGGTGAGTCTGCGCGGTAGACTTGGCACATTTACCCTTGGCGATCCTGTTAGTGCTACTCCAAGAGGTTCAGCCGGAGGCACACCATTGGTCAACGGAGCTAGTCAGACAGGCGGCGTCTTAAACATAGATGGTTGCACGGCATCACAGACAGGATGGCTAAAAGCCGGTGATTATATTCAGCTAGGAACAGCCGGAAGTGCTACACTTCATAAAGTGCTAAAGGATGCTGACAGCAACGGATCAGGACAGGTTTCACTGGACTTATGGCCGTATATAAGAACGGCTCCGGCCAATGATGCAACCGTTGTAGTCACTAACACTGTCGGACGTTTTAGATTGGCAAGCAACGAACAGAACTGGAATATAAACGAGGCGTCAATATATGGGCTGACGTTTGGCGGCGTTGAGGCGATCTAATGACTAGAACAATAATATCATCCATATTAAACGCACTTGATGATGATGAAGTTTCTCCATTTTATGCTGTAGAGTTGTTTTTTGATACTGACACTGTTCGTGTTTGGACAGGATATGGAGATATTACTGTAACTGTATCAAGCAGTCAGACGTACAATGGTATAGGCGATCTTTTAACAATATCAGATGTAGAAGAAAGTCAGGATATAAGCGCAAAAGGAATTAATCTCACTTTAAGCGGTATTCCATCAAATTTATTAACTCATGCGTTAAACACTCCTTATCAGGGCAGAATTTGTAATGTTCATTTTGGGTTTATAAATTGGTCAAGTCCTGCAAATCAAAATGGAATGTTAGCTTTCACTGGTTACATGGACACTATGAATATTGATGAAGGGCCAGAAACATCAACTATAACGACATCCGTTGAGAGTAGATTGATTGACTTAGAAAAGCCTAGAAATCGCAGATATACGGCTGAAAACCAAAAGCAAAGATTTGCAGGAGATAAAGCATTTGATTTTGTGGAAAGCCTACAAAACCAAAGATTACAATGGGGTGGCGGTGGCTAATGCGTGTTCCAAATTGGGATATTAAGTTAGCTGAGTATGTGAACAGCTTGCACGATTATCCCTTTGTTTGGGGTGAGCATGACTGTTTAACATTTGTTAATAAATGCGTTGAGATTGTGCGAGGTCAGAGTTTTGCAGATGATTGGCTTGGTGATTATACAAGTGGACGAACTGCATTTAGAACATATAGAAAGCTATTATATGCTCAAGAATATGATACAATAATAGAAATGCTAGATGATCGATTAGATAGATTTAAAGGTAGATTTCCACCAAGAGGATCAGTCGTTGGGCGTCCAGTAGATCAAACTGTTGGAATTATGCCTGTTTTGCTTGGAGTGGTCACGAGCGATTTAGCGGCTTTCTTAGGTGAGGGTGGAATGATAATAACAAATCTGGACGAAAATGATTTATTCTGGAGTGTTGAGTAATGGCATTTCTCATTCCAATTTTAGCGCCAATAGTAGGCGGAACGCTTGTAGCAACAGCTATAGTTTATGTTGGTACAACTATTGTTACATCATACGCTCTCAATGCTCTTTCAAAAAAAGCTACGAGGAAAGCAGCAGCAGCAGCCGCATCAGCGCAAGCAGCCCAGAAGGGTTATGGAACAAGTGTTAATGCTGTTGTTCCTGCGGCTGACCATGCAATTATCTATGGAGTTCAGCGTGTCGGTGGTATTATTTTTTATCGTTCTATTACAGAAGATCAAAAGTATTTACATACATTGGTTGCACTTGCAGGGCATGAATGTTCTCAAATTACTACTGTATATGCAGGAAATGTAGCATTATCATTGGACGGCAGTGGTTTCGTTACTAATGATGAATTTCAGATCAAGGATGATGCAGGAAACGTAGTTAATTCTGCCCTACGAATAAACACGCATTTAGGCACAAGCTCACAAGCGGCTGACGCTGATTTAGTCGCTGAAGACAGTGCATGGACAATCCAACATCAGGCAAAAGGTATTTGTTATATTTATGTTAGGGCTGAATTTGATACTTCTGTATTTCCTCAAGGATTACCAGTATTTAGTGCCAAAGTAAGAGGTAAGAAAGTATATGATCCTAGATCATCATCATTTGTGGATTCTAGTAATTCTGCTTTAATTTTAAGGGATTATTTAATATCTGACTATGGGCTTGGGGTTGATGAAGCAACTGAAATTAATGATACTTTATTTTCCGCTGCCGCTAATGTTTGTGATGAGAATGTACCTTTAGCGGAGGGTGGAGGTGCTACAGAAAATCGATATGAAAGTCATGGATCATTTGTCACCTCTTTACCACCAGACGATGTTATCACTGATCTTGTGGCATCGATGGCAGGAACTATATTTTATAGTCAGGGTCAATGGGGTGTCAAAGCAGGAGAATTTACATCATCAGTTTTAACGCTCACGGAGGATGATTTAAGAAGCAACCTTCAAGTAAGCACTCGGTTTAGTCGCAGGGATAATTTTAATGCTGTCACAGGTATGTTTTCAGGCTTTGAATCAGATTATCAACCGACAGACTATCCAATAGTAACATCAAGCGCTTTTGAAACTGTTGATGGTGGTGAGAGAGTAATTCAGGACATTCCCTTGCCGTTTACTGGAAGATCAACTGCGGCACAAAGAATAGCTAAGATTGCATTATTTAAACAACGTGAACAGTTAACTTTAAGCGGTACATTTGGCCTTAGAGCGTTACAGCTTCAAATCGGTGATATCATAAGCCTGACAAATACAAGACTTGGATTTAGCGCTAAGACTTTTGAAGTAGCTGATTGGAGTTTTGGGATTTCTCAAGATAAGGCTTTAGAGGTCACTATGACTTTGCGCGAGATAAGTTCAGCCGTTTACGATTGGAACGCAGAAGAAACAGCCTTTGAGCTTGGAAATACAACTCTCCCATCTGCAAACGAAGTTCCTACTGTCGGACTTGGCGTTGATTTTGATCTTCGTGTAGTAAATCAAGCAGCAGTCGGTGTTCTTATTATAGACGTAACTGCAAACGAGCCATATGCAGTTGAATTTGAAGCTCAATACAAGAGAACTAGCGATACTAATTTTATTTCCGTAGGTAAGCAAAGAAATGGACTGTTCGAGGTCACTGGATTAGGTGATGATACTTATGATATCAGGGCTAGAGCATTTAATGCTTTTGGCGCAGCAGGGCCGTTTACTTCCACAGCAGGAAGGCAATTAACAGCATTTGCAACGCCACCAGATAATGTAACAAACTTCACTGGTAACGTGACAGGTAGCGCATTGAATTTATCTTGGACACCAGTAGCAAATGCTGATCTTTCACATTATAAAGTAAGGTTCTCATCGGAGACATCTGGCGCGAGTTATCAAAATGCAGTTAGCATAGTTGATAAGATTGCTCGTCCTGCGAATACGGCAGTCGTTCCTGCGAAAACAGGCACTTATTTTATTAAGGCTGTTGATAAGATTGGCGGTGTTTCGGCAGCGGCTGCAAGTTTTGTTGTGCTAGTCGATCCCAATAATGTCGAGAACTTTAACGCTATTCAGACAATACAAGAAGATCCTGTTTTTGCAGGAACTAGAAGCAATGTCGTAGTGCTAGAGGATGGTGAGGGCGATTATCTGGCGTTGGATACCGTAGATCAATTTGATAGCGGAACAGGCGACTTTGATGATGCTCTTGGTTTGTTCGATGGGTTTTCTGGCACAGTTGCATCTGGTACATATGATTTTAATACAACGGTTGATTTCGGTGAAGTATATACAAGCCGAATATATCCTAAATTCAAGGTGGATTATTTAGATTATGTTAACGATTTCGACAGTGCCACAGGGAATTTTGATGCTCGTCTTGGAGATTTTGACGGAGATCCTGCCCAGTTTGACGTAACATCAGCAAGGTTTGAATTGCGCCATACGAATGATGATCCATCAGGTTCACCAACTTATACATCATATCAACCATTCATCGTTGCAGACATAACAGCAAGAGCGATGCAATTCAGATGTATATTAGAATGCACAAATGGCGCGGCTTCTCCTGCTATTAGAGAACTAAGGGCTGAAATAGATATGCCAGAGCGAACACAGTCAGAAGTTGACATTACATTCACTGGCACAAAGAGCGTAACTTTCCCGACTAAGTTCAAGGGTGTTCCTGCTATTGGATTATCATTGGCGAACTTGGCAGATGGTGAGAGATATGTTATTACGAACAAAACCAGAGCAGGATTTGATATAGAAGTTTTTTCTGGTACTAGTACAAGCACAAACTCAGTTACACTTGACTATGTGGCTAAAGGATTTGGTAAGGAGATCGTTTAAATGGCACAACATGATATGAATATAGCTAATCAGGGCTTTCCTGCTACGAGGGCTGATTTAAACAATGCCTTGCAAGCACTAGCCTCAAATAATTCTGGCACATCTTCACCTAGCACAACATTTGCTAATCAGTGGTGGTATGACACCAACAATAATAAACTGTATATCCGAAACGAAGCGAATAGTGCTTGGATCGAAGTTGCAGTTTTAGATCAGACTAATGCTGAATGGCAAATCATAACAGGAACAATAAAAGCTAAAGATGGTGATGGTATTGTTTTTCAAACGGATGATGGAACAGAAAGAATTAAATTAGCAGATAACGGAGATGTGACAATAAATGAAACTTCCGCAGATGCCGATTTTCGCGTGGAGTCAAACGCAGATACCCATGCTTTATTTGTCGATAGCACTAATGAAGGAGTTGGTGTTTTTGCAGGAACAGGAGACACAAGTAAACACAGAGTGGCTGTTGGATTAACGGGTGCGGCTGTAGCAGGAGATACAGATGGAGCTACTATAGGCCAAGCTGCTATTTTTAAACTTGGAGATGTTGCTAATTGGAGTACGACTGATTCAACAGTATTTTTAATGGGTGGCGGCAATGGTGGTGTAACTGGGCAAATATCATCTGCTATTGGTTTTGCGAGAGAAAGTTCTTCAAATTGGGGAACTCAATTAAAGTTTTATACACACCCAACAGCCACATCAGACCTTGATGATCTGGATGAGAGGGCGCGTATAGATTCTGGTGGGAATTTTATGTTAGGTACTACGACTGCTAGATCAGGCACTTCATCAATGACTTTCGAGGCAAGTAATTCTTTTATTCAGATGAGGGCTTCTGGAACAAGTGGGTTGTCGCAAGTATCTTTTGTAAGAAACACTGCTTCTTCACCAGCACAAGTCGGAGACATATCAACAACTGGTTCAGCCACAACCTATGCTACTTCTTCCGATCATCGCCTTAAAGAAAATGTAGCAGATATTTCAGACGGTATTACAAGAGTTAAACAATTATCACCTAAACGTTTTAATTTTATTATAGACCCAGACACAACGGTGGATGGATTCCTTGCACACGAAGCTCAGGGAATTGTGCCAGAAGCAGTTACTGGTACAAAAGATGAAACTGAGGCTATAGGCAACATTACAGACGCTGATGGCAACACTGTTAAGACAGGTGTGGTTGAGCCAGAAACGCTTGATGAAGGTCACACATGGACGGCAACAGGTACACAACCTGTTATGCAAGGAATTGATCAAGCCAAACTTGTGCCACTGTTAACTGCTGCACTGCAAGAAGCGATATCTAAAATAGAAACGCTAGAAACTAAAGTAGCGGCTTTAGAGGGCTAGATGAATAAACGCAGCGCATCATCAGCCCATGAACGCATAGACGGACTAGAGAAGCAATTAGTTGCGCTGCAAACTACTGTGGACATTCAAATGCGTGATTTATTCAATAGGGTGAAAAGATTGGAATATATGTATCTTGCAAGTTCTGGTTTCATTATTGCCTTATTGCTACGAATAACAGTGGTGGGGTGATGCAATGTCGGATAAGCTACCAAAGGTTAATACCATTGGGGGCG